AGTGTTTTGTCGCTGCTGTAATAAGGGAAGCGTAGAAGTTCTCCATCCCTGTAGACTTTGTAGTGTTGACAGGTTGCTTCGCTAATTTTTCTTTTTGCGAGTCGTTGGGCTGTTCCTTTGAATTGTGCATTTTGCATTTGGTGGGTATCGTTTTCACTTGTGAAGTTTTGACAGCTAAAACAGTATGTATTTCCGTCGTCATATATTGCCTTAGCGTCAGATGAGCCACATACTTCACATGGCTCGTGTCTTAAGAATTCAGCCAATTTATATCGTAACTACTATCATTTTCTTTTTCAAATATTCCCATTTTTTTAGGTAAAAAATTAAAAGCTAATGAATGTCTATCTTTTTCATTTAGATGTATAGAAGTTGAGTGGTAAATATAAGACGGAAAAAATACCACTAAGTTCTTTTTAGGATATATATTGTAGTCACTTGTTTCTGAAAATCTCTGATCCATATCTGCGGTAAACTGCGTTACATGGACTAAAGGATTTTCCAGTAATAAAATAGAAGAACCGGTGTAATCACTATCGTAATAAAGGATGCCACTATACCAACAATTCATATGTTTATGAGGTTTGTTAGCACTATTCTTTTTTTGATAAGTTAACCAAGAAGTAGTCATAGTAATTTCCATCCTTGGATCACAACCTAAAATATCTTCTGCGTATCTTTTAAAATAACCAGTAAGCTTATCTTTTATATCAAACAACTTATAGTCATCTAAGAATCTAATGGTATTAATCATCCCTAATCCTTTCGAGGGGTCACCATTTGCAGTTATCAATTTGTTGTAACGATGGAGTTCACTGAAATCATCCATTAAGGTTTCAGTATGTACTGGAACTCCAAATGCTATTTCAGTAGCCATTACAAATAATTGATATTTATGTTTAATCTTCTTGGTGCATTACTTGTAGATGTTGAGTGGTGAGGTTTAGTTGAGTCAAATAATACAACTCTATTCTCAACACTATCTACTTCAGTACCATCTTCAAAACCTGTATATCCATCACATGTATTGATAGATAATAAAGCACCTTTTAAACCATCAATATCTCCTGAATCAGAATGAAATGGATGAACTTGTACTTCTTCTGTACGGGTGTACATGTTGGCTTTAATTCTTGTTATCTGTTTAAAACCAACTCCAATTTTATCTTTTAATGCTTTTGAAAATATATCCTTGACTTGCTCAAAATACTGAGAAGTTTGCATGTAATCATAATAAATTAAATGCGCGAAGTAATAATTATCTAGTGGATTTCTTAAAACATTTGTTGAATCATCTGCTGAAATACCATTATTGATATACCAAGGAAGCTCTTCATTAGTAAAAATGTCCTTCAAGATAATAAAATCATTTGTTGGTAAAAATTTATCTATTACTTGAATATTTGAGGGTGATTTTTTTCTAGTTTTTTTCTTTGTTGTTGTCATTCTCTTGAGGGTGAAAAAAGAAACATAAATTTGATCTATAATCAGTTCTGTTTAAGTTATCTAAACTTTCTACGACATATTTGTCGTTGTCTACTGCACTTGAATGCGGGAAAAAATTTCCATCAAATAGAACCATGCGATTATATTTAGGTTTCAATGTTTTTAATAATTTGACCTTTGATTTAGGTACCCAAGGCTGAGCTCCTACAGGAACTTTTTCCATTATTTCCATAAACCAAGGTTCATCTTTTAAAGATGGGTCGTATAAATTAGTTCCATTTAACTGATCTTTTTGAAAATAAATAATGCAATTATATCCATGATCTATATGTGGAAACCAATAGTTATTTTTGTAATCGTTATATTCACCTTTTAGCCATACATCGTGATTAGTTTTAAATGATCCGAAAAATGAAGGAACTTGACCACATAACTGAGAAGCTAACCAAACTATTGGAGCAGCTTTATCTTTAAAGTCATGGTATCTTCCTTTAATAAATTCTAACCCATTCATTTGGAAAGGTTCTAATGATTCTACTAGAGCTGTTTGTCTACTAAATAGAAATCTTTCTAATCGTTTTGGATCTTCAAACACATTGTCAATAGTGTATATTTTACTGCCTTTGAGTTCTGTGATTGTGACTTTAGTTTTTTGATTTATGTTCCACATTTTAACCAGTCCACGGGTATGCAATGTGCAGCGCACCATAAAATTCCGTAACGCTCGCACCATTTTGCGTAAGTTGTTTTGCTTTTCTTAGAAATCCTTTTATATGGATCTTGAAATACCATACGCAAATCTATATTTGGGTTATCTTTAATTACTTGTCTAATTTTTCGCCTAGATGGTGGGTCCCAATACCCTTTTACCTCTAGGATTACTCCGTTATCTGGTAATACAAAATCAGGAGTATATTGATGTTCTATTGTGTAAGGATAAGACGTTTCCTCATATTCATAGTCAACGCCTAATGTTACTAATAGGTCAGCTACCTTTTCTTCTAGACCTGATCTAAAAGTCATCCTCTACAGAACTAGGTGATAGGTCTGGAGTTACATTCGGTTCAGATGCTTTAAATCCAGCAGTATTACCAAACAGCTCGGCTGCTCCTGCTTCATCTAAATCGCCTGTGTCTACACCTACCTCTGACGATACACTTACTATCTGAACTCCAGATAGTTTGAGTGATGTGCCATAGGTCACGCCATCTCTAAGTATGTATGGTTTCTGTGTAAATCCAAGCTTTACTTTGCTGCCTGAATAAACTGGTGTATCTTCATTTGTAATTGGTGTGCCTTCAGTATCTACAACTGGAGGTCTTTTCTCATTATTCCAAGAGAACTTAATAAGGTACTTACCATCACTTACTTCTTCCCATGGGGTGGGTTTTAGTAATGATCTCTTTGGATTCTTTAGCTTTGACTCAGCCCATTTAAGGCAGTCTTCTCGCTCATCTTCTAGTTTGGAGATTAATTCTTCTCCAACTATAGCTTTTAATGAATAACCAAATTTACTTGGTCTTAACACAGCCTGAAATCCTTCAAGAGTTACAGGCTCGGGTGTTACGTGTATGTTTCTCATTAACAGAAAAAATATTGTGAATCAATTACAGCTTCCGGTTTAAGGTCGCCAATAATCGGTGGTTGTTCTTCAGCTCCTATTGCTAGGGCGAAGTCAGTTAGGGGTTCATGCTCTGCGAACAGACGCATGTATGTATCTCGTACTAAGGTGGACAGTTTACACATATCAGTAGCTCTACATAGAACTGAATCATGTATCAACGCAATAGGTGCATTGAAGTTCATTACAGACATATGTAGAAGGCTTGCATCAAGTGAATGTATCAAGTTAGGAGCGGTAGCATTTTTGTGATGCTTTAGATCTACACCTAATTCAGCTCCTGATATATGTACTTCACATCTGCCCATCAATTGTGTCTTTATAACTGTCGACTTAGTTTTCATTAGTCTTTGCTTAACGTTGAAACCAGACGGTGTTGTCCATCTAATCTCATCAGCTCCAGCTCTTATGGCTCGAGCTATCTCCGTTTCTATCCATTTCATTACGTTCATAGCTCCGGGAACAACTTTATTCATTGCTGCTCGGACTGCTTGAACACATTGAGTTAATTCTTCTTTAGTAGTCTCAACTCCCTTTTCTTTAAAGGCGTCCCTGATATAGGAACGATTAGAGAAAGGCTTAGCGTTATATGGAATAGTCATCACACAACGCTTAGTCACCTTCCTATCCCAGTGGGGTTTTAGCCGATCAGGGATTGCCTCTACGCTCCTTGAAGCGATGGTTGCATAGGCGTCTTGAGGCTTTTCGCTCCCAATGACATTTACCATGCGAGCTGTAGAGGCGTCTTTACTGAGACCGGCGAGAATCTGGAGACCACTACATGTAGCGTCTACCGCTACTGGTAGATGAGTGTGAGTTCTGTGTTCGTAATACAACTCATACCATTCCACACATGCAGCTAAGAATAACCATGGTTCGTCTGCATTTTCCCAATCAGCAATGTTAGCAATTGGGTCAGACCATACACGATGTACTAACTCTCTGTTCTCTCCTTTCTCTATCCATTCCATCCTTTCTTGCATGGTTGCTTTATCGAGACCATACGTCGTTGCAAGCTGGAATTTTATCCAATCCATACCCTTCTTAGTTATTTTTGCACCTTTACTGAAGAGAATTAAACTTTTTCCAAAGTCAGTATCTTGTGGTGTCAATAGGTTTGGTATTGGATATGCTCTACCTCTGTAGTCAAAACTCCATGGAATATAATAGTCTTTTCCTTCAAACTCTCGTACCACTTCCATAGTCATACGAGTACGGCAGGACTTACGTACTTCGGCAGCCTGCAAATTTCTAGCTATTGTTGCTTCTTTCTTCCAACTCTTCCACACCTCCTTGCTTGCTTCTTCTGGAGGCTTGGGAGGTATCTCATGTTGAATAACAGGTCTAAATTTTCCTACGCTAATTCCTTTCTCTTCTAATTCCTTCGCTACCTTTACTATAAAAGGGTTTAGCTTATAAGAAACTTCTTGAATTTTGTTAATGAACTCGTAAGGTATTTCTCCCTGTATTAACCCGCCATTGCTCCTGCGGATTAAATTATGACAACGAGTCAAATCATTTAGATAGTAACCACCATCTTGGAGGGCATGCCAATTACGGGGAGGGATAAGCATAGGCTTAGCAAGAGGACTAAATAGCTCTGCCATTCGCATGATTTGTTCATGTTGTTTAATTAATAATTCAGTTGGATTTAATACTGCATATCTTTTTCTACCTTTTACTATTAAATCTCTTTCAAACCAGCCAGATATTTCCATCAGGCAATCCATTAAGAAGGTTCCGACCTTGATCTTTGTCGTTTTATCCCAGCGTACCCAAGGTGTAATATTTGTCTTGTGCATAAGTGTTTGTATGCACTTACGCTTGTATTCTGTACCTTTAGCTTGGTGCCAGTAATTCTTTTTAAGTGTAGTTAATAGTGCCGGAGCTTCCTCTTCGTAGTATTCCATCTGTGCTTCACCTTCCAAAGCATTACCAATAGCCATAGCTATGTTGGTTATGTAGTGCTGCTTTTGTCTTGGTGAGAATACATGGTCAAATACGACCTTGCATGTTAGTAAAGCTTGGATTGATGTGTTTGCTGGGAAGACATGCTTGTGAAGAAGCACATTATCTTTAGCACCTATATTTTTATATTTTTCTTTTTTACTATCAATGAATGCAATTAAATCAGGCATGATGGAGTTAACACATGCTGAGCCATAAACAGTAGCGGAAGCGTACGTCTTCTCCTCTAACTTTGTAGTGTTAGTACGGAGTTTATGTAGTCCACCACTTATTTGCTTACGCTCGAACTCCTGCTGATCTTCTATCTGTTTTTCGGTGAGCATATTCAGTAGATATTTCTGTGCACTTTCGTACACAAGGACAATAAAGAAAGGGACTAGCGTTTCAGCTAATCCC